GGCATCCACTGGCGAAGCTATAATCATACGCGTCTTGGGTTTCCCATCTCTTCCAACTCCCATCACTCTATCATAGGGCCGCATCTCAGACTTGAGATTAGGCTCCCAAACAAAGGCTGGGCAAACCCCTCTGGTTAAATTATCCTCGTGCCGCTCTAGGGCCTGCCTCAGAGGCTCATGCGTGATGACACGTGGGACATCCTCAGAGAACATCCATTTCTTACCTTTCATACCCTTAGGGCGATCCTGCGTCCAGGGATACCCCTCAGAAGTCCGCATGGGTATGGAGCCCAAACACATCAAGCCCCCGTTAATACACTCAGCATCAGTCAGGGCTCTGGGAGGTCGCTCAACCTGCTTATACTCAAACTGGTCAAAGACGTCCTCCATAGCTATCTCAACCTCAGATATTGGAAAAGGCTTCACAACCTTAAAGAAGCTCTCCATGGCATCCCTCTGGATATCTATGGTAAGGTGCCCTGGGTTACTACTATGCGCCTTACCGATCACAGATGGTAGATATGCATCTGGCTGGGCCCACTCTTCCTCAATATAGGGCAACTTCTTGTACTCACTCTTAGGATCACTACGAAAAGTCACTCTCTGCAGTTCACCTACAAGAGCAACGCTATCGGCAGCTGGGATGGTCGTAAGCTCGTCAACGACCTCTTTAACGTCTAATCCCTCCTGGGCCATCACCACCTCATTCACAGCCCCAAGAGCAGCTACAACAGCTTCCTGGGTTATCCTCACACCAATGCCTTCTCCAGATAACATACTCGTAGCACTCGCGACATGCAAAGACAAAATCTTGCACGCCGAATTGCTAAACAAAATGGTGCCACAATCACCTTTGGACAAAGCTCTGTAGCGCCATTGGTCAGAGACGAACAATTCTTTAACGTTCTCAGAGTCTAGACTATAGGTAGTCCGCTGAGTCGTGCAATAAGCATTAGTCTCCATCTCCATCTTAGAATTGACAAGAGTGGCCTTACACCTACCAATCCTCTGGTGCTCCTCCTTCGTGGCAAAATGTCGAGTCACATCTCTCATGGGCTGCATATAGCCACTAAAATCATACACAACCAAATCAATATCCTCGCCTTCACTCCGATAAGCCCTAACTCTCCTAGGATCAAAGCTCATCTGAAGCTTCTGGGGGCCCCTATTAAGGATAAAAGGGGTATCGATAGGAACAAGCCCAACCTGCCCATCCTCATCTCGCACTGAAAAGAAGTGCCGTGGGAACAAAACCTGGCAACCTCCGATGCAAAAACAATGTAAAGTGCTTCCACGGATGGAGGCTGTTAAACAATTGGCCTTGATCGCACCCAATCGGTTCGCAAGGTTCTCATCCTCAGCCTGGGGCTCATACCTACCAGTGTGCCAGTCCGTTACGCGGGCCCAACTATCCTCATCACGGGCCACTCTATCCCTCGAACGGACGTAGGCGTCTTCCCTTGTACGATCTCGTTTATTGACGAACTCACTTGTGTCACGATTGGTATTGCTGCGCTTGCGGTCCACTGAACTCTCGGGAGCCACAATCTTACGAGCAGCAAATCTAAAAGCACCAACGATGGCAACCATGGGTAAAACAAATTTCATAGCTGACTTGAATGCTCCAATAAACTTCATAGTCACATTATTACAGACGTCCTCCCGGAAAATCTCAGCGAGACTATCCGGACCTTTCTTGTCCAACCACA